TTCTCCGCTTTTTCCGCTCTGTGGTTCACCCACTTGCCCGCGTGGCGATCGACCCCCTGGGCGATAAAGGCGTCAATCGTGGGCTGCCACTTTTTGATATAGGCCTCCGCCTTGTCGGCGCGTTCGCCCTCGAATTCAATATTCTCCTCTGCGAGGGCCAGTAGAGCGCGAAGCTCCTGGGCGTTCAGCTCCTCTTTTGGTTTTGCGAGCCAAACGTAGTGACACGTTGGGCACCGCCAGCCAAAGAGAGGCGCCATGGTGGCCTCCAGTTTTCCGCCGCACTCCGGACATGGTTCCATCGACCCCATTTTAGTTTTGGTTTTTGTAACTATTCTCGATGGTTTTTAGAAGGCTAAGCGCCCGCAAAATCGTCACGATGTCCACGAACCGGACCGTCACCTTTGCCGACTCCCCGTTTTGGTCGTATGCTTTATCGAGTTCCTTTTCGATTCGCTCGATTGCGGCGATTAGTTCGCCTGCGACTTTTGTTGAGTGGTGGGGCATGTTTCGAGAGTTTTGCGCGCGAGGTTGCCGCGCTCGAAAGTAAAGTCGTTGGTCGTTGCCTTGGCGTAAAACTCCAGGGCTTTGCGCAGGCGACGGTTTTCCTCGCTCAGGGCGCGGACCTCCTTCGCAAATTCGTCTCTAAATGTATCCATAAATGTGTTACAAAAATCTGCCCCGGCTGAAAGGGCACTCGCCGCGGCTTCCGCGTTTCCGTTATGCCGGACATGTGTCCAATTTCTCGCATTTGTCCAGAAAAAGTTTTCTTCCAGGGTCCACTTAAGCCCTAGACCGGGTGTGACGTTATATCCCCAAGAAATATACGGTGGTTAGGTTTCGGCCTGAGGAGTAGGGTTTGGTCGCCCTTGCGTTCCTCCTCAGGCCCCCTTTAAAACAGGCGATGAAGTGGTACTATCGTCTGCGCGGAATACACGCGCATGTGAGGGTTTTCATGAACGGCGCCAAATGCGGGGAATTAACGTTTCGCGAGGAAGAATTTCGTCTCCTCCTTGGGCTCCTGCGAGGCCGCGTCCTTTTCTATCCCGAGGACGAAGAGCCCAAAGAGAACATTCCGCCCGACCCGAGGCAAGCGTAGCGCTCCACGTGGAACCAGGGTATACCCTTTGGATTGCCATAAGAATGGCATTGTTATAGCATGGGGGCGTGGAAGACGACCCTCCGGACCTAACGAAAGTAAAGGAAGCCTGCTCGGTTCTGATCGAGCACTTTGATGCGGTCCAGATTTTCGCCACCCGTAAAGACGGCGAGGGCCAAGAGGGCACCGTAAATGTTCAGTGGGGAGCGGGTAACTATTTCGCTCGATTCGGTCACGTAAAAGTCTGGCTCCTAAAAGAGGAAGGTTGCGCTCACCGCGCCTATTCAAGCGATGAGTGACGGCTGGAAGAAGCCACCTCCGGGGCATGACTTAATTTACGGCTCCTTCTGGCCAAAAGGTACTTCGCTTTTGCCCTTGGAGTTCGCCTGCTACCGCGAAAACCGTGGGCCACAAGACGGAGGTTTAGGGGCGCTGCGCCACTTTAAAAACGCCTGGCGGATCGTGTGGCCCCATTTCGAGTGGAACGACTGGGCTAAAATCATCGTGGAATGTTGGTGCGAGTATTCGCGAATTTCCATCATGGGGCACGGCGCGGCCGGCAAGACCTACAATCTCGCCTTCTGCGCCTATCTGGACTGGTTGGCCGAGCCCTTCACGACCATGACCTCACTCACGACGGTCACCGCGGACGGGTTGCGCCTGCGCATGTGGGGTGACCTCATGCGGGCTCACGAGATGATCGCACCCGAAGTGCGGCACATGCTTAAAGTCTACTCCTCGTCCAATCGGATGAACGTCATGTTTGACGTCGAGGCCGCTGGAGGAATGAAAACCCACGAGTTCGATAAATATATTATCGAGGGGATGGCCACGAGTCGCACCGCGGACGCCTCGGGCCGAATCAGGGGTAAGCACGCGCCGCGGCGGCGGCTAATTTTGGACGAAGCCGACGACATGCCGCCGGTCATCTATGAGACGTTTGCCAACGTGCGGACCGACCCGGACGTGAAGATTGTCGATATGTCGAACGCGATCGACCGTTACACCGATTTCGGAAAGGCGTGCGAACCAGTCGGCGGGTGGGGGACGATTCACGACACGGATCTATTCTGGAAAACCAAACAGGGCGGAGTCTGCATCCACTTAGACGGCCTCCAAAATCCCAACATGAAGGTGGGGCTAATCGACGGGAAAAAGAAATACCCGTATATGTTAGGGCCTACCGAAATCGAGGACATCCGTAAGCAATTTGGCGAAGCGAGTAAGGAGTGGTGGAGCTACGTGCGCGGCTTCTTCCCGCCGGACGGCATCGTGGCGCGAGTTTGGCCTTCGGCCGCGATCGAGCGCGCTCGGCAAGTCCTGGAGTTCGACTTCGCGCCCGAACCCTGCGCGGCCTTGGACCCCGCTTTCTCCTATGACGATTGCGTCCTCCACCGCGGCGAAAAAGGGAAACTGCGCGACGGCCGAATGGCGATCAATGGGTGTGAGTCAGTCCGGATTCAGGTGAAGCAGGGCGCCGGCCTGGAGCCCGAGGATTATCAAGTCGCCCACGAGGTCATGCGCCTCTGCGCTCTGTGGGGAGTTTCACCGCGTAATTTTATTCAGGACAAAACGGGCAACGCTCGCGGCGTCTACGCCATCCTGCAAAAAGAGTGGTCGCCGGATGTCGTGGGGATAAACTACGGGGGCGAAGCGACCGAGCGACCCTTGCGCGCGGGCCAGGTCGACAAAGCGTGCGACGTCGTGCGCTATTTCGTCTCGGAACTCTGGTTCCGAGCCTCCTACCTGGCTTATGATGGCCTTCTCGGCGGCCTGGACCGGCTGAACAAAAAGACGGTCGATGATCTTCATGTGCGCCGCTATGAAAACAGGCAGTTCACCAAGGGCAAACTTTCCCAGGTGGAGACGAAGGACGAACTCAAGAAGCGCCTCGGCCGCTCGCCCGACAATGGTGACGCCTATTGCCAGTTCTCCGAACTCCTCGTTCTCGATTTCGCCCTCCAGGCAAAGAAGGACGAGCGGTTACCGGTGAGCCAAAAGTGGCACATCCAAAGGCTTCGCGCGCAGAAAGCGGCGAAACTTTATGAGCGGGAGTATATCGACGTCGAGTCTTGGTGACCTGTTCTGTTTTTTCTTGAACACAAGGGTATACCCTTGTGAATTGGCGACATGGGTGCCGAAATAGCTGCAATGTCCGTCGCTGCGTGCGGGGTCGCGAACAAGTACGGTAACGATACCCGCAAACCGCTTGAGCGGGACTTGGACGAATTCCGGCGTCGGCAAATCCAGCAAGACATCGCGCAAAACCAGGCCGCCGCGGGAAACGTCCAGGACCAGGTGCGGGGCCTCGTTGGTCAACGTCGTCGCCTGATGATAGATGAGGCCCAATCTATCCCAAAAGAAATTTATATGACCAAACGTCTCGTCCGCGTTTTCCTCGTCGACCCCAACGAAAGCGTTCCGCTCGACTCCTCGATGCTCTACAAGTCCGATGAGAAATTGACTGACCTCACAGACCAGGAGCTTTTCTTCGAAATCCCCGTTCAGGAGCTCCTCACTAAGCACAACGCCCTTCGCGCGACCTTGATCGACAAGGCGGCCTCCAAGCGCAGCAATAAAGACGTCCTCCTTGAGCCGGCGAAAATTCGCGACCTCACGATGACGGTGCTCGTTCTCGAAACCTGGTAATGAACTTGCAGGAACGCATCGACCGCCATTTCCAGGGGCGAGCGGACCTCGAAACCCAGGAGCTCGAATGGCACAAGGAGTTCGGGGTCCTGATGCGCGCCCAGCGGGTCGCCTGCGGGATGAGCATCCGCTCGATGGCCATACTCCTGGAATTAGCGCCCTCCGGGCTCTGCGACTACGAGAACGGCAAACGCCGCTGGACGCCCGAACTCGCGAAAACCTACCTCGCAATTGTGGAGCTAAAGACCCATACCCTTCATGGCGTTTCTTAAAATCCCCAGTCAACAACCCCCCGGCGGTTGGATCTATTTCCAGAAGGAAACCCGCAAATGGTTCACAGGCGAACAGGGCCTAAAGGAGATGGCGGAGGAAATCGCCGAGCATCGCCGCTACCGGGAACTCCCGCGCGCGACCGCCGACGAAGCCCTGGACGACATCCACGAGCAAATTTGCGACCGCATTGGCCCGGAGCACTGCCGGCCCAACAAGGGCGAGGACTGGCGGCCGATCAAGCGCGACTACACCCGCAACCTCGATTCGGAAATGGCGGTTGGGTTTACGAAGGGGTTTATCGAGTTCGTGAAGGGCCACGGCGAAATGGTCGCCGAGACCGAACTCACCCGGCGCGCGAACATTTGCCTCTCGTGTCCCCTCAATATGAAGGCCGAGGGCTGCGCCGGTTGCACCACCCTCTACCATTTGATCAATGCGGCGATCCCCGCGCGGCGCCAAATAGGTGGGCTCGAAATTTGTGCGGCCTGCGGCTGTGGCCTGAAAGCAAAAGTGAACATGCCGCGAGACGTGATTGATGCCGCCGACGCCGGCCGGGAACTCGTTTATCCGGCTTGGTGCTGGAACAATAAAGAGAGCCAGAATTATTTGCCCTTTTAAGCCCGTGCATATCCTAACCAGTAAGGAGGGAATTGATCTTGGCGCCAGGGGCGGCTGGCCGGCGGGACGCTATTTGGTGGAGGACATGGCGGGGGCCACCTATATCCAGGTCGGGCACCGCGGCGCCACGACGATGAATTATTTGGACGGCAACCCGCGGCCGTTCGACGAAAACGAAGATTGGAATGGGAGAAAGATTCTCATCATTCGCCCGGGAGGTTTTGGGGACCTTCTTTTTTGCACGCCCGCGATTCACGAACTAAAGCGCCGCTGGCCCACCGCAGAAGTTCACGTTTGTGTGTATTCAATGTTTCAGGACATCCTCTTCGCTAATCCCGAGGTGGATAAGGTTGTCTCGTATCCGATTTCTTTGGACGACGCCGAGGAGTATCACGCCTGGATCTTTTTGGAGAACGTGATCGAGGGTAACCCCGAGGCGGAAAAACTTCACGCAGTCGACGTCGTGGCAAAGCGCATTGGATTAACCCACCTGGACCAGAAGGCGATGCGCTACGAATTAACCGAGGAGGAAAAACTGTGGGCTTTGGACAAATTCCCGCGCACCCATTCCCGGCGGATCGCCATTCAGGTAGAGGCCAGCGGCAGAGCCCGCACCTATCCCGGGAACCTGATGACCGAGGTGATTATCCGCCTCGCACAAAAGGGCCGTGAAGTCTTCCTCTTAGGGACGCCCTATAAGGTGAAGACGCGCTCGACGCCACTTGTGCGAAACTTGATGATCGAGAATCTCTCGTTTCGGCAGTCGGTTGCCGCCATGACCGCTTGCGACGTCGTCCTGGGTCCCGACTCGGTCATGATCCACGTTGCGGGGGCTCTGGGCATGCCGGCCTTAGGCCTCTATGGCGCTTTTCCTTGGGGCCTGCGGACGGCCTACGCTCCCACCGTGCAAGCGATCCAGGGGCACGGCGGTTGCGACCTGGCGCCCTGCTTTTACCACGGAAACCATTTGGCACCCCATTTCCCCTTTAATGGCCCTTGTAACAAAAGCCAGCGCTGCGAACCCATGGCCAGGATTCAGCCCGAGCGGATCGTGGCCAATTTGGAACGCATGCTCGCCACCCTATGAAATTCACCGTCTCCATCCTCTGCTTTAAGGCGCTCTCGCTGGCGCGCGGCTGCATTCGCTCCGTCCTGGAGAATTCGTCAGCCGACACGCATTTAATCCTAACGGACAATGGTTCACCCCACGACGTGGGAGTCTTCTTTGAGCAAGTGGCCGCGGAGCATCCGGGGCGAGTGACGGTAATTCACAACCCAAAGAACGAAGGTTTCATTGAACCAAACCGGCGCGCCTTAGCACTCACCGATAGCGAGTTTTTCGTCATGCTTAACGACGACACGCAAGTACCGCCGGGTTGGCTGGAGGCGATGGAGAAACCCTTCCGAGAGTTTCCTAAAGCCGCTCTGGCCGGGCTCTCCGGGGGCTGTCAAATGTTGACGAACGATTTTCACGGTCGGCAGGGTGGGAACTTCGAATATCTGGAGGGCTCCTGCCTCATGTGCAAAACCGAGATCGTGAAGCGCGAGGGCCTGTTTTCAACGTATCTGGAATTTGCATACGGAGAAGACTCCGACCTCTCGCTTCGGCTCCGCAAACTAGGTTACACCCTCCACAAAGTGGATTTGCCCCTTCGCCATCAACGCGCGGCCACTTCGGCCCACGTCCCGAATATCAACCAAATCCAGGCGAAGAACCACGCCGTTTTGCGCAAGAAGTGGAACCACTATTTGCGGATTCGGAAATTTGACTTTCCGATTGTCGTTCGGCGCTGGGCGGCGCGGGGCGACGTCGTCCTGGTGACGGCGATCTTGGAGCAATTGGCAAAAGAGAATCCGCTCTCGCCGATTTATGTTGAAACGGCCTTCCCGGAAACCTTTCAGGGCAATCCGCACGTGAAACACGCCGCGGCCAAAATCGATCGCAACCACGAGGCCCGCGTCATCAACCTCGATATGAGTTACGAGAGTAAAATCCGGACCCATATTGTGAGCGCCTACGCCGCCGCCGCGGACATCACCTTGGACAAGTTCGTGACCAAACTTTATCCGAACGAACTTCATTTTAAATACGCCACTTCGCTCCTTAAAAAAGGGGACTGGTGCGCGATCCACGCCGGCCCCACGACCTGGCCGGGGAAAAATTGGCCGAACGAGCGCTGGAACGATGTCATTAGCCACGTTCGCAAAGAACACGACATGAAGGTGGTCCTTGTGGGTCACCCCGAACTCTCGCCCCTTATTAACGACCGGGATTTGCGTGGGCTCACCGATCCCTTGCAACTGGCGGCCGTCCTCTCCAAGTGCCAACTCTTTATCGGCGTGGACAGTTTTCCCCTCCACGTCTCGCAGGCGATGGGGACGCCCACCATCGGCCTTTTTGGTTGCACGCTGCCAGAGTATATCATGACAGATGGAAGCCCGAAGGCCTCGGTGCAGGGTGACCCGCGGATTGCGGAGTCGGGCGCGCGTCACTTCACCGCCGCGCAGGTTTCCATTCCGACGACCGGCGAAGCCATGCGCTCGATCAAAAGTGACTACGTGACCTCGGTCGTGGACAATCTTCTAGAGGTGGCGGTCGCCAGATGAACCTCATCGGCCTAGTTGTCTCCCGCAATCACCGTTCCCTTGACTATATGACGGTCGAGGCGGCGCGTTCCCTCATGCCTGTTTGCGATTCTGTTGTTGTGAGTGACATGGAGTCAGACGACGGCTCATGGGAGGACCTCCAGGAAAAGCTTGGGTTAGAGCGCAAGGTGAGGCTACTTCGGCAACCCTGGGAAAAGCCGCACAATGATCCCCGGTGGTGGGTGAAGGCGCTTAATTACGCGCGGCGACGCCTGGATCCGGGCGACTGGTTCCTCCAACTAGACGCCGACGAAGTGATTGGACCGGAGAGCTACTCCTCGATCAAACTCGCGATGCAGGACGAAACGCCGGGGCTCTTTCGACGCTACACGTTTTGGCGAGACCCCCGCCATTTGGTCCCGTGGAATAAATGCTGCGGGGAAATGGTCGCGCGCCTCGGCCCCTGCAATCTCTATTTACCCTCTGACGAACCGAACCCGGCGGAGCACCCCAATATTCGCGACCGAGCCGAAGTTTATTCGGGGCTTCACATTTACCACTACGGGATGATCCGGCTCCCCTCTGCCTTTGTCGCAAAAAGTACAGTGGTTCAGAACTGCTTTTTTGGAGGTGTGGACCCGCGAATCCAGGCTGCGCACGAAAAGCACAACCGTTGGGACGACTACGATTTTTTCGACGGGGAACCCTTGCGCGACTTTGTTGGACAGCATCCGGAGATTGTTCGACCCTGGCTTAAGCAGAGAGGATACGAGCCATGATGCCTGACAAATGGATGATGGACCGGATTCTCATGCGGACGCACGCCGATACCGCGTTCTTTGAAAAGTGGACGCGCGATTTGCCCAAGCGACTCGACACGACGCCGTTTCACTCTGGGGCGCATTCCGTCCGGCAATTTCGGGCCGCGCTTAATATCGTGGGCCGCGACAGTTTCTTTAATGTCCTAGAAGTGGGGTTTTGCCTAGGCCACAGTGCGCGGATTTTTCTGGGGCTGGGTGCGGACACGGTGACCTCGATCGACAACTCCCAGCGCCAGCAAACCAAAGAGGCCGCCGCCATCATCCGCGGCACGCACAAAGACGCCTTCGAATTCATCCTGGCTGATTCGATCAAAGATCCGGAGCTCATCTATCTGCATTTAAAGGGTCGGCGCTTCGATCTCATGTTTGTGGACGGGAACCACAACTTGGACGGCGTCACCGCCGACATCGCCCTAGGGACGAGGCTTAAGGTCCCCTTTTTTCTCTTCGATGATTTCTATCCCCACTGGGGGCCGGGGGTCCTCCCGGCGATCGAGGCAGCGAACCTCATCCCTCTGGCGACACTTGGAACCATGATGCTTTGCGCCACCCCCGAACTCTACTTTTCATGAGCTACAAGGAATTCTATAAGCCCACGCCTAAAGGTTTTGCCGCCTGCGACTCGGAGACGGAGCGCTACCGCTGGGCGACTGCGCCCTATTGCACAGGCGTCGGCGTGGACGTGGCGTCTCAAGGTGTCGCGGTCGTGCCCTGGGCGATCAGTTACGACCTTCCGGAAAAGGAGTTTAACCACTATTCCAACGGCCGGCCGCCAAAGGGGCCGCTCCAATTGCGAGGATTTGCCGACAAACTTCCCTTTGAGTCCCGCTCACTCGATTTCCTCTACTCCTCCCATTTTTTGGAGGACGTCTTCGACTGGCTCCCCGTGCTCAAAGAATGGGACCGAGTCTTAAAAGTCGGCGGTCACATGATTATCCTCGTCCCCGACAAAGAGCGGTGGACGGCCGCGATCCAGAAGGGGCAGCCGCCCAACTGCGAGCACCGGCATGAGGCCTACGTCGGCGAACTCTCCAAGGTCTTTGGCGAATACTTCGGGCACTACGAAATCCTCAAGGATGAATTCACGAATGTAACACCGGAGGACTACACGATTCTCTTCGTGGCGCGCAGGGTTCGATAAAGGTTTGCGATATACCCTTGTAGGGTTCAAAGGGTATACCCTGGTAATATGGACACCCTAATCGACTCCCAGAAATTCGACGACGTCGCGGCGGAGCGGCGAATTAAAGACGTCGAGTCCGCCCGCTCTCTTTACGAGACCTTCGTTTACTACAATTCCCAGCGGGCTGCCACCTTTGTCCAGACCCGGAATCAGTTGGAGGGCGGCCGCCCCTTTAGTCAGCACGACTGGGAAAAACAGGGGAATAGCTGGCAAACCAACGTCAATTTTGGAGACGCCCAGGCCTCCCGCGATCGAACCCTTTTGCCTTATTGGCGGGCCGTCCACGGGGCGCCCCACGCCGCCAGTTTTGCGATCGATTCCCGCGCCCCCGACTCTTCGCGCTGGGAGGTGAGTATGGCGGAGTGCTTTGACCAATGGATCGCGGACTATGGCCAGAGCTACTTCGTCAATTATATGAGGTTCGCCAAGAACTTCGTCGACTTTGGTCCGGGGATGGTGGCGTGGCCCGACCCCGACAATCCCCGGTTTGAGGCGATCAATGTGCAGCGGGTCTACTTCCCGAAAAACTGTCACATGGACCAAGACAAATGGGAGTGCGTGGCAGTGGTGCGCGACATGAGCGGAGCGGAACTTTACAGTAAGATTAGGACCCCAAAAGACCAACAAAATGCCGAGTATCTCGGCTGGAATCCGCAGGCGGTGAAGGCCGCTTTGGTTTACGGCAAGGATGGAACCTCCTGGGACGGGCGCGACTTCACGAAGTATCAGGACATGCTCGTTAATAATGATATTTCTGTTTCGAGCAAATTCCAGCCCCTGGAGGTGGTTTACCTCTATGTGAAGCAATTTAATGGGAAGATTGGTTGCTACGTTTTTACCGTCACCGGCACGGGCAATGAGTTTTTGTATCGAAAAGAGAAATACGCCGATAACTTTAAAGAGTTCCTCGGCGTGGTTTGGTATGATACCGGCACGGACGCGATGGTCCATTCGATCAAGGGCTTTGGGATTAAGAATTATCATTTCTCGGTTCTCGTTAACCGGATGAAGTCGCGGGTTTGCGATGGCGCCTCGATGGCCATGTCAATGAACTTCACACGCACCCCGGATATGCCGGACGAGGCGCCCCCAATCGAGAATTACGGGCCGGTCAATGTGTTTCCTCAAGGACTGCAACAGATGCAGACCTATCCCCAGTTTAGCCAGGGCCTTTCGATTATCGAAATGCTGGAGCAAAACCAGGCGGGAAATAACGCCCTTTACCGCGAGCAGCAACAACAGATCCAGGAAACGGATACGGCCACCCAAGCGAAGATCCTTTCCGCCATGCAGGGCGACGTGACCGAGAGTTCAATGGCGATATACCTAAGCCAAGTGGGGGAGAATATCTTCGCCCAGTGTTTTGCGCGCCTTCGCCGAAAGGGGAACCGAAACGAGGATGCGAAGAAATTTGTCCGCCGCCTGATCGCCCGAGGTGTTCCCGAGGAGATTATATACAATGGCGACATTGTCGTTCGGACTGGGACTTCCGCCGGGATGAGTAACCCGGCCGCGCGCGCCATGAAGTTCCAGCAGGTCATGCCGATGACCGGGCGTCCGGGTTGGAACACCCGTTGGTTCGACGAACAATTTATCGCCAACGAATTTGGCGCCAATGCGGTCGACAAGGCTCTTCTGCCCGAGGGCCAGGACAGTAAGCCGATGCAGCGCCGGCAGGCGATGATGGAGAACGGCGACTTTAGTCAGGGCATGCCGCTGCCGGTTGATCCATCCGACGCGCACGCCGAGCACATTGACGAGCACCTTAAGCCCCTGGAGGCGATCCTCCAGCAGTACAAGCAAAACGGGGGGCAGGTGGACAAGGAGAAGGTGCCGGCCATGGTCATTACGATGGAGCACACGGGGAAGCACTTGCAGTTCCTCGCGAGTGACGAAACCCAGAAGGCCGCCTATCAGCAGCTCTGGCCTCGGTTTAGCCAGGTGAAATCCATGGTCACCGGAATTTTAACCAAGCTCCAAAAGGAGCAACAGGCTCAGCAGCAAAATGGCGCCATGGGCGGACCGCCGAACATCCTTCCTTACCAGAATCCCGCGGCGCAACAGGCAGCGCAGCCGGCGGGCGTTTAGCCCTATGACAAAAAAGAAGACTCCGCCTCCGAAACCGCCGGCCTACCAAAGGCCTTTGCCATTTCCAGTCTATACCTACACCCCACTTGATCATGATGAGCGGGAGAAATTGCGAGGGATGATCAGTGACCCTGTATTCCAAAAGGTAATACGAAATGCCCACGCCAGAAAGCCCGGCGTCAATCCGGCGGGCACGGGAATGGCGCCAACGGAGCATAGCCAACTGATCGCGAATAATCGGCTCCACCAGCTCCAGGGCTGGGAAATGTTAGAGGCAGCGATCTTTGCCCAGGCCGAAGAGACATTGCCGCGCACCTTTGTGCCACTCAAAGAAACTTACCCAACTGAAAACTCATGAAAACATTCCTATATAGTCCCGAAGGTGAAACTGGCGGAGGCGGTGGCGCAAGCCTCGCGGAGCCACCGGCACAGAGTCAAGGTGGCGGCGAGCCCGACCTTTCCGAGATGTCGATGAGTGACGCGATTTCGAGCGTCTTTAAAGTCGACCCGAAACCGGCAGCACCGAAGCGCGAACCGAAAAAAGAGGCGCCCAAGTCCGAGCAAAAGCCGCCAGAGAAGAAGGCCGAGGTAAAGCCGGAGGTTAAACCGGAAGTTAAGCCCGAGGCGAAAACCGAGCAAAAACGCACAAGTATCTTCGATGCCCCGGAAGGCGAAAAAGCTCCCGAGACAAAGCCCGCGGTGCCCGAGGATCTCCCGGAAACAAAATGGACTTCGGAAAACTGGAAGGCCGCAAACGAGAGCCGCAAACGCCTTCAACAGGATCTCGCCGCCAAGGACGAGCGCCTAAAAAAGATGGAGCAAGAGCTCGCGACCTACCATCAGGTGGCCCCCGACACCGCCGAAATTGAAAAACTTCGCGCAGAGCACAAAGCGTTTTCGGAAAAGGTGGCGCTCCTCGATTACCAGAATCACCCCGAATTTCAAAAGCAGTTCGTCGAACCGAAGCAAAGGCTAAATTCCGAAATCAAAACCATTCTCGCGGACAATGGCGTCGAGGGCTTCGACCTCCAGCGGATCTTGAGTTTGCCCCGCGCCGAACAGGCGAAGGAGCTCTCCCAGGTGATGGAGAAAATGAACGACTTCGATAAAGGCGAATTCCGGATGCAGCTGCGGGAATATCAAAAGCTTTCCGCCGCCGAGCAGGCCGCCCTCGGAACGCACAAGGAGGCGCTCGCAACCTTGGCGCAGCGTAACCAGGCCAAACAGCGGACCGCGTTCGAGGGGAAGTGGAAAACCACTTCCTTAGCGACCTTCGCGCAAAAACTGGCACCCCCCGAAGGGTCTACCCCTGAGGAAGCCGCGCAAATCAACGCCCTTAATGAAGGGATCGATGGAATTCGGGGTACGGCGGAGAAATACGCCTTCGCTCTAGGCGACGAAAATCAAGCCGCGGACGTCGCCATTAAAGCGGCCAATTACGATTTCGTCGTCGGTCACGCCTTCCCGCGAATGCAGAGCGACTACCGCAAGCTCCAGGGAGAATACAAGGCGGTGATCGCAAAACTCCAGGAGCTCGCCGCTCACAAACCCGGCACCGATTTTGCGGGCGGCTCCCAGGCGAAGCAGGTCGAGGAAGAAGACTTGCCAATCAGGGACCAGGTAAAGAGGCTCTATCGTCAGGCTTAGTTCTGCTTTATTTCATGAGGAAGCGGCTCCCCTTACGGGGAGCCGCTTTTTTGTTGCACTAACGCAAAGGGTATACCATTGGGTTGGGCGGCTCAAACGGAATTAGCCGCCCGAAAACGCATCATGGCAGGGGTAGCACCCTTGTGACCGAGGAAGAGCGCCTAGCGCCAACTCAGTCGGATTCCACGTTAGCAATCTTTCACTGCGTTAGCTTTCCCCGTCATGGCATATTGCCCTTCACTCCAGGATCTTAACTCCTTGATGGTTAAGACCAAGAATCAGTTCGACAAGCAGATGTACGCCAAGTTTTGGCAAGAGAACATCTACACGTCGATGTTTCCGCGCTTGGAATACGATCTCTCCGAGGGCCAAACGCCCACGGTGATTTCCACCACTTACGAAATGCCCGTCGAGGAACCCATTGGCACGGCCATGGGCTCGATCACTCTCTCCAGCGGCACCGGCAACGCCTGCTTGGTTGACGCCACTGTAGTTAAGTCTGGATACACGACCCGCGACTACAGCCTTATGACGAAGGCCTTTGAGTCCGAGGTCATCTGTTTGACAGATCTCCAGTTTAGCTACCAAGCCGAGCAACAGATTGCCAATAAACAGCGCGGCCTTTCGGAGTTCACCACCCGCTGGTGGGCCTCGTGGTACATGGCGCAAAATATCGGCATGATCGACACGAAGCTGTCGACTCAGGCGGGCGGCACGTTCGATGAGGACGTCAACGCCGGCTATGATCCCTTTGCCGGCAACGCGCTGCCCACGGTTCAGCTCGACTGGGATCACCTCGATCCTCTTTACGATCGCCTCGCGCGGGTCGGCGGCGTCGAATACGCCGTGGGTCAAGCTGGCGGCATGCCCGCTTACGCCCTCAACGTGGGTCCCGGCTACAAGCGCAAATTGTGGCAGGTTGACCAGGGTGTGCGCGATACAGTCAACTGGGGCGACGCCTTCGAGAACTTCACGCCTCGCGGCATCAATATGGCCGTCTACGGCTACATTCCCAACGTGGAACTGTATCCATATCGGTATGACGCCTCGCAACGTTGGATTCCGCCCTTCCTCAACACGGACGCGACTAAGGGCCGCAAGGCGATTCCAAATCCCGCCTATCGGACGACGGCTTCCCCGGGTGGTGCGGCGGTTTACGAACTGGTGTCTGTCACCGCGCGCAACATTTACGAAGTGCGGGTCCGTCCGACTTCGCCAACCTCCTTCGGGAAGGCGCGTTTTGACCCGGTCACCTACGCGGGCGACGTCCGCTGGATCAATAATCCGGATATGTGCTACAATAAGCTCGGTAACATGGGCTTCTTCCGCTTCGACATCCAGGTCGCAGCCAAGCCCATTTTCCCGGACAACGGCTTCTCGATCGTCACTCTCGCGTTGGATTAAGTTCGCCCTGCTGCTGCTCATTGATGGCCCCACATTCTTTGGAGAATGTGGGGCTTTTTCTAAATGCCTCTCTTTAAATTAGGTGGGACTAGTGGAGTGACGAGCGTGGGGCTCACCGCCCCAAGCTCCATCTTGGCCGTCACGGGAAGCCCTGTCACGACGGCCGGGGTCTTGGCGTTGGCGCTTGTGGCGCAAGCGGCGAACCTCGTCTGGGCTGGGCCTACTTCGGGCGCCCCGGCAGATCCTGCATTTCGTGCGCTGGTCGCCGCGGACATCCCGGATTTGTCCGGAGTCTATCAGCCGCTCTCGTCTAAGCTCACGGCTTTTGCTGCCCTGGCCGATGGGGCTGGGGTCCTGACAAACGACGGCAGCGGCGTTTATTCCTGGGTTGCCGCCGCGACGGGCACAGTCACGAGTGTCGGGCTGAGCGTTCCGTCGTTTCTGAGCGTGGCGGGTTCGCCTGTCACAACTTCCGGCACCCTGGCTGTCACTCTCGCCACCCAGGCGGCCAATCTCGTCTTCGCTGGCCCAGGCAGTGGCGGCGTGGCGGCTCCTACTTTTCGCGCTTTGGTGGCAGCAGATATTCCGGATCTCTCAACGGTCTATCAGCCGCTCAACGCGAAACTTACTGCTATCTCAGCCTTAGCGAATGCCGCCGGGGCGCTCACGAATGACGGGAGCGGCGGGTTTAGCTACACGGCCCTCACGACTCCAGGAGGAAGTAATACCCAAGTTCAATTCAATGACATCGGAGCTTTCGGCGCGGTCGCAAACTTCACTTTCGATAAAACGAATAATTGGGTGACGTTAGATAAAAGCCCCGCAAGTGGCGCCCTTCCCGCTCCGTTTCTTCCAGCTCGTACGGGGCTCATTCTTGGCGGCGCGTCCGGCGTCGAGGGCATTAATATCGGAAATGCCCAACCGGGTCTTTCACTTTTCGGGCGATGGATCGGAGGGACGCGCAGCTCGCTCTCCGTGACCACAGACGGGGCGCCATTTATACGCGTCGGGGCGGTTGGATATGATGGAACGAATCATATTAACAACTTTGTTTTCCGGGTGTTTGCCGATGGCAATTGGAGCGGAACGAACAACGGGGTTTACTGGCAGTTCTCCGGCGTTTCGAACGGGTCAACGACAATCGCCACGTGGCTCACGCTTCGAAACGGGCTCTTCCAGCTCCCCACTTATACCACGGCGGGCTTCCTCGTGAACGACGCGAGCGGCAACGTGACCTCCTCTGCTTCGCCGGCTGTGACGGGGTTCACGATGAATACATCTCGCATTCTCGGGCGGACGACGGCCGGCTCGGGCGCGGTCGAGGAGATCACGGCAGGCACGTCCCTTTCGCTCGGTAGTGGTTCGCTCAATACGATTCAGGATATTCGCACTACGGCCACGCCCCAGTGGACGCGGCTTGGGCTTGGGCAGGCGGCAGATGCCTCGATTCCCTTGGCGGTTGCGGGCGCCGGCCTGTTTTCCATTCCGGCCGGCGGCACGATGCTTACTCTCAACGCGAGCACAGGAACAGCAAACACGGGCGGAAGTATCATTTTCCAGAGGGGGGCCTCGAATAAATGGAGTATCGGCACCGGAATTTCGATCGGCTCGGATGCGTTCGAACTCTACGACCGCGCGAACTCGCTAAGCGTTTTATCCTTCACGCCGGTATCGGGCCTTGCGGCATTTGTAGGCAACATCACTTTGCCGAGTCTGTTGATCGCGAGCGGCGCCCTGGCCGGTGTCCAAGTACAGGTGCCGGCTGGCGGTGGCGGCCTCTATCTCAATGCGTCGACCGGCACCGCTAACACAGGGATGAACGTCACCTGGGCTCGCGGAGCTTCTTCAAAATGGAATCTCGGTACTGGGATTTCATTGGGTAGCGATGCGTTCGAGCTTTTCGACCGAGCGAATGGGGTGAGCGCCCTCAGCGTGGCGGCTTCGACGAGTGCTCTCACTATTAGGGCATCACTCACCACTGGCAACCCATCGGGGGGCACTGCTGTTCCTGTGAAATTTGGCTCCTATGTTGGCGGCGCGCCCGCAGCAACAGGCTACCAGCAAATCGAAATTAACGGCACTGCGTACAAACTGCTTTGCTCAACCTGAAGTCGCCATGGCAACAATCCTAGACCCGACACCCATCTCCGTGATTCGCATTCGTCGATCGATGCGAATTGAGGTCCTTTATGATGCGAATGGCGCGGTCTCCTCCGTCATCGCGCACCGATGGTCCGTCGCGCAGCAGGCCGGCGTCGACGCGACCCCTCCCGTTTACGTGGGCGCAACGACCTTCCTTGCCGCGGTTATTCCGGCCACGGTGAAAACGCAGCTTCTTGCCCTGGCGACCCTGATCGACAACGCCGACACGGGGCCGGTATAGAATTGCAGGCGATAAGGGTATACCCTTTAAAAAGCTCATGGCCCTCACGAAATTTAGCCAACCTCAGGTCAACGTGCTTCGCTCGCTTCTCGGGCAGGAAGGTTGGGCAAAGGATTTCGGTGACTTCTATGATGCAGGCAAAGCCCTCTCCGAATGGCCAAAAGAGAAATATCTTCCGCAGACGGCCAACGCCGAACAATTCGATGCCCTCTTGAAGGAAGTCCATGAAATCGACGTGAGCGATAAAGCCAAGGCGGCCGTCGAAAAGGCTCTAAAGCATTATATCTCCAAGGCGGGGGCGCCCACCCAAACGCACTTTGAAGTGATGCAAACTCTCGGGATTGAACGCCTATGATTCGCCGCACCCTAGGACAAGCTCGCGTCAAACTCGCCCGCATTGCCGGGACGAGCGGCTTTAAGATGAATGATCCACGCATTGTGGACCGGATCAACGACGCAACCGAGGAGATCATGAACGAGGGCGACTGGCCCGGCGTCGTCGATCGCTACCTTTTCCAGTCGAACACTGGCGACATCATTTTGCCCTCGTTTCTGGACCGGATTACGGGCGTTGCCATCAACAACGTCCCTTACTCGATGCGCTCGCCCTGGTATGAGTTTGTGGAGTATGGACCCGGACCTCAGGCCGGCTGCAACTGGATAGACACGGTGATCGATCGAGACGAGACGCCGCTCCAAGTGGCTTTCCCGGGTACGGGCGGCCCGTATTCGCTCTACACAAAATGCGAACTCAACGAAGAGGTGGACGGCGTCACGCCGACAATGCTCGTTCAGGGGTTTCTCTACAATAGCCGCCGAGAGGTGCGCTCCTTTTATGGGACGAGCTATATCGACGGCGAGCAACTCGACCTCTCGACCCAATTTTACGGCACCGCGCAGTGGAGCGAAATCACCAGTGTCGTTAAACCGGAAACAAATGGCTACGTTGAACTCTGGGCCACGAACGGCCTTCCCTCTCAGGACGTGCTCCTGGCTAGCTACGCGCCCCAGGAAACGACGCCCAGTTACCACGCTTACTTTATTCCGGCCCTCAAGGGTGAGTGGCTCGGCCGCTCCGTCTGTCCTCCTTGCTACCAGAACTTTCAAAACATGCAGGTTCTAGTCCGCGGTCGCCGCCGGTTCGTACCGGTGGAAAACGATAACGACCTTCTCATTATTTCGAACCTTCCGGCCATGATGGCGATGATTATGGCCATCCAGAAGCGGGAGGTTTCCGACATCGAGGGTTACGGCCAATATAAGGGGGCGGCCGTGGACATCCTTCGCAAAGAGGCTCTCAGCTACCGCGGCAAGGCCAAGGCGCCAGCGATCACCTTTGATTCAGGGGCTTCAATGGGTGACATGATCTATGTGCGATGAACCGCATCCCCTTAGCCGACTGGGCCGCGCAAGCGCCGTGGAGTGGGATCTCCGGTAAACCGTCCTGGGTAGGGACGAACGGGCCTCTAGTCGACCTATCCCAAGTGAGTTGGGACGGGGTGTCTCCAGGTTTTGTTTTTTGGAACGGACAACGATTCGTTTCAACGACGGTCGCCACAGGCCCAGGGGCCGGCGGAACGAAGATTAAAGACGGTGACCAGCCTGCTATCGCAGTGCGCCGCCGGCCCCCAGCCAACCCGTCAGGCGAATTCGAGAACGTCTGGGCGCGGTTCGTTTTCAACGTGAAGCTCTATGGAGCGACGGGGCAGGGGACGGACGACTTGCAGGCGATCAATGCGGCGATCTTCGACCTCAACGAGGCCGGCGTGGGCATGCTCTATTTTCCATCTGGGCGATACGTGTGCTCGACTGCGCCGGATCGAATCACCGGGTTTGCTTTGGTGAAGGGTGACGGCATGGGGGTCACGACGCTCATTTTTGAGGGCGGGAACGGCTTTACTTTCGAGCCGAGTTCGGACGGGTGGAATGGCGCCGAAGATTTCGCCGCCGAACAAGTCGGGACGGCTTTAAGTTTCCTCTCGGGGAAAGCTCGGGTTAATTCGGTCGCTATAACCTGCGTGGAGGCGGGGCTCGTCCTTGGGCGAGCCTCGTCTCCTCTCAGTGGGGCGAATGTTTCTAGCGCCCACTTTATTAGCGCAGGAACGAGCGCAATCGCTATCCATGCCTACGGGGACAACCTCGACTTGTCAGACTCCGAAGTTTTGGGCTCGGGCGAGGCCTGGTTTCGGGGTGTCTCCCTAGAGGAGGGTTTAAATGCCGCCTTCCATGACCTTTATATTTCCAACTGCCAAGAGGAGGCGATCTTCGTTGGCACCAGCGTAACAGACTCTCGGATACACGACATTACGTTTGCGGGTATCATGGGAACCCGGGCCGTAAGCGACACGGGGACGAGCAACTACGTGAATGAACTTTTCGGACTGGGCGGAAATACCGATACGCGGTTCGATGACCGCAAAGAGCTGTACGCGGTTTTTGGCTGGGGTCCGGGGACGGTGGCGCCTGGTTATGGGTTCTATGACGACTTTGCCGTGCCAGGCGCCGCCCTTGGGGATCAATGCGTCCTCGGGCCGCCCCTCGCTTTCTATGAAGGGATTTCGTCAGACATTCGGGTCGTCGCGGCAGACTCTGTGCGGGTGACTCTCTTTAACCTTGGGACGGCGATGGCGGACTTCGTCCCAGCCAACTGGAAAATGCGGCTCTTTAACTAACCACTATGCAACCCGGATGGATTCCTCAGATTTTCGAGACGTGCGAACTCGGCGTTTCGTCGGCCTACGAGCCCGAACTCATTCCGGATAACCAACTGCCATGGATGATAAACGGCCGCATTCGCGGAGGGAAGCCGTCGACCCGCCCCGTTTTGCGCCAGCGCTTGATTCTGCCCAAGGGTCTGATTCAGGGGGCGAGTTACTTCTCGGTGCAAAAGGGTATGATTGTCGTGATGGTCGCCGGGAAGCCCTACCGAATTCGCATCCAAAACCAAACCTTCTCCTCGGAGGCGATCCTCCTGGACTGGTATAATTCCCCGGTTATTCGCGTGAATTGGATGGTGGAAACGGTCGGCTCGCTCGTCATCCAGGACGGCCAATCGTATCCAATTATTTATGACGGATCGACTGGGCGCCGCTCCGACGTGGCGAATAAGGAGGTCCCGATGGGGCGCCAGATGGCTTATGGGAACGGGCGCCTCTGGGTTGCGATTGACGATAACGACGTGGTCGCCGGTGACATTGTCACCCGCACCTTTCAATCCGAACTGAAATTTACGGAGGGAACCTACTTCCTTGGCGGCGGAGCGTTCTACTTTCCATTCAAGCTTTCCGGAATGTCCTTTGTCCCAGCCTCCGGCGCGGCCGGCTATGGGAGCTTGATGATTTTCGGAAACGAGAGCACCCAAGGAATTCGCGCGGATATTGCCTCGCGGGATCTCTGGCCCACCTTCCCGGGTTTTATTCAGCCGGTTCTATTAAACACGGGCGCCATCAGTCACTTTTCTCTCACCCAAGTAAATCAGGATATTTACTGGCGTGATGGGAGTGGCGCCATCCGCTCGCTTCGCTCCTCCGCGGTTGAAGAAGTGAGTGGCCCGGGGAATACACCCCTCTCTCGCGAGGTTTCGCGGATCACTGATTTTGAAAGTGTCCACCGATTGACCGAATGCTCCGCGATCCAGTTCGGAAATCGGCTCCTTATGACGGCCTCTCCCTTTATCAATATCTATGGGTCCACTTCATACAAGAACCTGATCTCGATCGATTATGCGCCGCTCTCCAGTATGCGGGCGAAGGCACCGCCCGCTTTCGATGGTCAATGGAACGGGCTTAATTTTGTTCGGCTCGTGGCCGGAGAATTCCGGGGAATGAGACGGGCCTTTGCGATCACGACTGATGACGACGAAAATAACCGCCTTTGGGAGATCGAGGATAGCGACACGACCGATTCCTATTTCACCTGTGTGGACGATGAGCAAGTAGAAGTCCTTTCGGCGGTCCCGATGGTCATTGAGTATCCGCGGCGCAATTGGGGCGACCCAAAAAGGCGCAAGCGCCTGGAGCGGTGCGACGTCTATATTAGCGGCCTGAGCGGTCGGGCGGCGTTAACGGTTTATTGGAGGGCGGACAACTATCAGAAATGGACCCAGTGGGACGAGACTCAGATTTGTGCCAAGATGGAGGATGCTTCCACGACCGAGCCCCACGCGTGGAAAAACCTTCTGGTTCAGGAGCGGCCTCAGATCAAAACCTTTTCCATCCCAGACGGGGAGAATGAAATCACGGAGAGGGCGCTCCATGTCGGGTTTGAATTTCAAGTCCGGGTTGTTTTGCAGGGGAAGGCGAAGATCCACCGCGTCGTTGTACTAGCCTCAATGCTCGATGAAGAACAATTTGCGGATCGAACGTAGTTTCGGGGACTGTCTCGAAAATAGCGTCAGCGGTAACGAAATCAGTTACCACCTCAAGCCGCTTATCTGTGGCACGACGGTCGTTTCTGAGGGCGCTCCTAGTTCTGCCACGCCCGAGACCCTTTCCTTTGAGGGCGAGCCCGAGAGCAGTGTATTCGGGCGAGCCTTACGGGTGGCGCTTCGCAAGATCGAACGTCCCTTTGACGAGTGCATCGAGAATTCGGTGGAAGGGAATGAGATTTCCTACCGCCTGGACCCGCTCGCCTGCATCACTTGTTATAAACTCGATCCACTGCCGGACACGCCGAGTTTCGGCTCGCTCAAAAACCCCTATGCTGTTTCAGGGAGTGCCCAGTATGGGCTCATGCCGGCGGAAGCGGTGGCCGAAGACAAAACCCCTTACGTGGGTGAACTCGAAAATTGGGACATCTGCCCCACTTACGATTTTTGCAGCGGACCGGATGAGGAGGGCGTCACCCAAGACAGCCCTTATAGTAAACGCTGGTTCGTTAAACCAGAGGGCGACAGCTTCGCCTATGGGATCGATGCAGAGAGCTCGTTTCCCGTCCCCAGCGATCTCTTTACGGGCATTGATTTTAATAAAATCATTTTCATGAGCCTTTCCTTCGACGGGAACGCGAGACCTTGTTTCGCCTTCCAGCTCGTCGCCGGAACGATTCTCCTTCGTCGGTACGTCGCCGGAACGGCCACCTTCTTTTCGTTTTCGGGAGATTGGCCTAAACTTTTCTTCAACGGAGTTATCCAGCCAGACGACACTCTGACGGACTTGGTCTGTTTCTACGTCGTGGCGGGCGAAGTGAAGACCCGTTTCCAGCGGGATAATTTTGGCGTCGTCTACACGTGGCTCATTCCCACGCCCAAATTGGTCCAAAGGATCACGAAGACGGACGCCTATAGCTCGCGCCAAAATCTCTACTTCGTGGACGTGTCGGGAAAGTTTTGGCTCGCGAGGTCAGCGGTGTATCCACTTTTCCCCGTCATCCAGAGCGATGTTAGTCTAATCGCGGTAAAGCCGGGCTCCGGGCTTTATTTCTCAGTCGTGACTCCAGGCGGTTCCTATGACGACGCCAGCATGATCGCCCTTATCCCCGGGCTCGGCACCTACACTTTGATTGTCGTGCCGGGAGGGAGCTACGCCGATGAGGGGAGTATCTCCCTAGCACCAGGGGCCGGCGTTTACACGCTCATCGCGGTCGCTGGAGGGAGCTACGCCGAGACGGGCGCGGTTCAGTTGAGACCGGGGGCGGGGACCTACCCATTGATCGCCGTCTCCGGCGGAACCTATTCTGAAACAGTTACGTTGGCCTTAAAGCCAGGGACAGGAGCCTATTTATGAAAAAATCTGAAATCAAACTTCCAGGTGCGGCCATGGGCGCGGGCGGTCGCTACAGTTGCTTTGTGACGGAGCATCCCGCGCTTCGCGAACTGCGCATCGAGGCGGGACGACTTGCCGGCATTGAATTTGATGGCACAGCGGGAAGCCTTCTCGCCCTCGGGGAAAATGATCGCGCCGCGGTCGATTGCCACCTCCAGCCACTCGTGGAGGCCAATCGAGAGATGCTCGAAAGTGAACAGGAAGGCCACGTTCGGGTGAGTGAGATTCGTAAAGGACGAAACTTGATTCTCGACCAGGGGCTTAATGACGTCATGACGAGCTACGCCTGGTGCCAGGGCTTCGGAGTGTGCGCGGTGGGAACGGGGACGACGCCAACCTATGTCGACTCGGGCGCCATCACCGCAACCGCGGCGAGCACCACGGTCACCTCTAGTGCTGGGTTCTTCACATCGGGAATGACCGGCTACCTGATCAAATTCGATTCAGGTGAAGAACGTTATATCACTTTTGTCGATAGCACGCACGCGACCTTGAGCGCGGCCCTTACGGTGGGTTCGCCCACGCTCTTCACGGTCTATGCGGTTAATCAGACGGGCCTCGACACGGAGACAAAGCGCACATCCACCTATCTGACGGGCGCCGGCAATTGCGGAACCTCCTGGACCTCCACGAGCTCCGCTCAGACGCGGACTTTCGATTTCTCGATTGAGGGTTCGAATATCAACTATACGGAGCTCGGTTGGTCCGCGAGTGGGAGCGCCGGCAACAATCTATTTTCCCGCACCCTGATTTCCGGCGGGACGGTGACGGTTTTGACCGGACAGGGCTTGCGGGTCATTTATACGCTCACAATCACGGTTCCAAGTAGCACTAGCACGGGCTCCTATGCTATTACCGGCTGGCCGGTTTCGCCCTCCACGGTCGTGACCGGGAGCTATAATCTCGGAAATCCTTTCGGGTCCCCAAGCCTCGCCCCGATTGGGAGCGTGGGAACAAATGGAGGCTCTAACATAAACAACTTCTGTGCCTATGAAATGGGCAGCACGGCCTACCAGGTTGATAGCGGAGCGTTCCTTTGCACAGGGGCGACCCTCCCCATGTTCGGCAGCGACTACGTTCAAGGAACCTCAGTCCACTCAGATTCCGGTTCCAGGGTGGGCTACGTTTCGGGAAGTTTTAAGCGCGATTATACCTTTCACTTTGCCCTAGGGACCGCGGTGGGAACGGCCTGGCGAGGCATCACGATGCCACTCGCCAATACGCTCTTCGTCTTTGTTTTTGACGAGGCTCAAACCAAGGATAACGCCCATACCCTCGATTTCAATGTGACGGTCTCCGTTGGGCGCGTCCTCGTGAACCCCTAGTCAATACCCCACCTCATTCTAACAGTTAGAAATAGGGTTGCGACCGGGTACATCATAAGACAAGTGACTAGTGGGCGGCGCCGCCGTTTATCATGAGTTTAAACGTAAATCTCCAGGCCTTGACGGTTCCTTCGGGTACGGAATTTCCCGGGACCGTCCAGGATTTCCTCGATCTCATCGCCCAATACATGGAGGTGGTGGGCTTAGAGGATTTCAACGGGGTGAACTATGGGAGCGTAGAGCCCGACCCTGCGGACCGAGATAAAGCGTGGTTTAAGACAGACAGCGGAGGCACACCGCTAGGTTGGTATACCTGGGACGGTACGGAATGGACGGTTCTGCCGGCGAAGGCGACGGTGGGCACGATCGCGGACCGCAATCTCATTACGGCGCCGCAAAATGGCCAGATGTTCCACTTGATTGGCACTGGCCTCTATACGTGGGTCGAATCCGAATCACAGTGGGAACAATCATTCGTCACGCCGGCAACGCCCCAGGCTTACGATCGCACCTATCTTTTCGATGCGTACCAGCAGCTTGCCACCATCACGGGCTCGGTCGCAGCTTGGACGGCGGTCGACCTGACGGACTTCATCACTGGCGCCGGTTTAACGACCATCAAGGGAGTCCTCCTCTCAATCGACGTCGCTTTCCCGGATCAAGGATTCGGGGGACCGGCAAACTACGAGGTGACGTTGCGCGCAACCCAGGATAATACGGTTTCGACCTCGTCTAATTCGCTCCTTAAGGCGAGCGCCAAAGGAACGCGCGACGACTCGCGAACTTCCGCAGCAGGCCAGAACTTTGGAATGCTGCCTCTCACGACGCCGCCCACCGTTTATTATTGTTCCACGGCAAACGCCTCCGGCGCGACCGGCACGCTCTGGCTTTGCGGGTTCATCTACTGATGATCACCTCCTTCCAGGTCGTCGACGGATTTTGCGAGCGTGCCGAGCAAGTGGTCAGATCGTGCCTTAACTCGGGCTTTGGAAAGTGGAACCCAAATCAGGGCCTAGTGGGCTCATCGAAATACGATGGCATGAACTTCTGGGGGGACCATGCCCTTATGCTCCACGCCCTGACGGCTGCGACCGGGGGCGCGGTTTTTCCGAACGCGATGTTTTTTCGTAATACGAACAAGGAAACCGAAAAAGCCTATATCCACTCCGACCGTCACAGCGGAAACCACACGTGCATCGTATACCTTTCCAAACACGAAGAAGATACCGGCACCGCGTTCTGGCGCCACCGCCGGACCGGGCTTACCTTTATGCCGCCTTTCGAGGAGCAAAAGGAAAAGGGTATCTTCGAGGAACTGAAGGCGGATATGGTCAGTACCGATCCAGACAAGTGGGAGCAGCTCGACTATGTCAGAGCTGTATTCAACAGAGGACTACTTTTTCAAGCACCACTATTCCACAGCCGGTGGCCACTGGATGGCTTTGGCCTTAGTGAAAAGGGCGAGGATCGCCTGGTCTGGGTGACACACTTTTTTAAACTCAACGCCTCGGGAGGGCTTTACTAACATGGCAGAAGTATGGGCAGCCGCCGCCGCCGTTGTCGCCGCCGGGGCGTCCGCGTATGGCACATATCAATCCGGACAAAACGCCAAGGCGGCGGCCGGCAAACAAGCGCCGACCCTCGACATCGGGCAAATCACCAAGGACTCCGCAGTCGGTAACGTTCAGGCCGAGCCGGATATTGAGGCCCTCATCCACTCCTCGAACAAGTTTAACGAAAAGGAAAATCTCTCCCTCCTTGAAAAGGCGATTCCCGGCTACAGCAAAATCCAGGGCAATCTCGCGACACTCGCCCAAAACGCTTCGGCTAATCCCTACGCGCTACCTCAGGGTGTTGCCGATAATCTCACCCGTCTCGCCGCGGAGCGCGGCATTTCGACAGGCGTGCGCGGCCAGGCCCAGGACTTTTCATTGCTGCGCGACTTCGGCGTAAATGAGCTCGCCTACGGGCAACAGAATATCGCCAACACTCAATCTATTTTAGGTACGCTCGCGGGGCTCGGGAAGGTGAGCCCGCTCTCGCCCCTTTCGTTTTACTCGACTCCAGGCCAGGCCCTGGGGGCCGCGTCGACCAACCAGAGCGCGAATCAAGCGGCGATCAACGCCTCGAACGCCGCGAACCAATACGCCACCGATAGCACGTGGGCGGGGATTTCGAAACTCGCGGGCGCGGCTGCGACCTACGGGCAAAACTATAATGCTTCGTCTGGCTACAACGATCAGGCCTGGGCGAACGCGAATATCAAAACCATCCCGGCGGATAGGTACTCCGGCGGGGCGCCGTTCGGATAATCAACATGGCCGAAGCTCAATTCACTCCCTACCTGCCTCCGGGCGGGATCGTCGACGCCGCCTTTTCGGGCGCGAGTCAAATGCAGTCTTTGATGGAGCGCGGACAACAGATGCGCCAGAGCGCCGAGCAGGCCCAGCGTCAGCGCGAGATTTACGAAGTGGGGCGCCCCGTGATGGAGGCGAAGGCTCAGGCGGATTTGGCGGTCGCCCAGGGCACACTCTATAACGCGCGGCAAATTCAACAGCTCCGCGGCCAATTCGGGATGCAGTCAAAAGAAGCCTCTGCCGAATACGAGCAGGCGATGCAGCTCCCGACTTACAAGGAGCAGGCGAAGGCCCTCTCGGAGGTCGCCCAGAAATACTCCTATTTTGAACTCATCCCGGAAGGAAAGGCCTTTATCCAGACAGTTCAAAACATGCAGCTCCAGCAGCACAATAGCGCGATCCTAAACTCAAAAGGTCAACAGGCCTTAGATCGCGAGCGGATGATGGCGGAGGGGCGCATCAGTGTAGTTCAGGCGAAAGGTGACGAAACGCGGGCCACCGATGCGGCTGCCGGGAAGGGTCGCTCGAAAGAGGTGAATGACATCATATATGCCTCCACCCTCGATCAGGATAATCCAGAGTTAGCCGACCAGATTCGTCAGCATGCCATTACGATCGCAGTCAATAAGACGAAGACGGCCGAGGCCATCCAGTTGGAGCAGGAAATTAGGAAAATGAAGGCCGACCCAACGTCCGACCCGGCGGCAATTGCGCGCTTGGAGACTCGCGCCAAGACCGAGAGCGAGCGCGCTCAGAAGCGGGCCGCCTTTCTCCTCATGGAGGACGCAATCGCCGAAGCCAAGGCAAAGGGTGACAACGACCTCGTCCAACGACTGGAGGCGAAGCAGGTTCACGACACTGGACAAGACAATAGCACCTACAAGCGAACGCCTGGCCCGACTCCAGAGCAACCCGCCACCATCTCCTGGCTCCAGCGCCCCGGCGCTGCCGTTGACGCGCTGATGGGCAAAAGGCCTTCCGCCGCCGCTCCGATTCCGGCAACAAAAATTCCCGCGATTCCGAAAGACGCGGACACGACGACCATTGACGGGAAAACGTATCCAGTTGCTCGCGACAAAAACGGGAACCGAGCCTACCTAAAGGACGGGCACTATTATCCAATCCCCTGATGCCTTTTGACCCCTCGACCGCCACGTTTGATGGGGCACCTCCAGCCGCTCCAGTGGCGGAGGGCTTCGATCCATCAAGTGCTCAGTTCTCGCCCGCAAAGAATGCCGAGTTCGATCCATCGACCGCGCATTTTGAAGAGCGCGACCCGAACGAGGCGACTCTAAGCGCGGCTCCCGAAGAGGGTTGGCTTCACAGCGCTTATCGAACTTTTCGCGAGGCGATTTCGCCTATCGTCGGAAAAACTCCGCTCCAGCAGGCCAAAGCCGACCAGGAGAAGCGAAACCTTGCTCGCCAATTTCCGGGAATGGCCGAACAGGCGGAAGCGGGCGGAAGCGACGTCGAAAAGAAAGGGCTTAGCGGCGCCCTTTTCGGCATTAAGACCCCCTGGAGCCTTCCAACCAATGACGAGCCGGTCCGCGAAAAGAGTAACGCTTATTTCGAGGCGCTCCTTGCGCCGAAGGAGGCGAGCGACCCGAAATCTCTAAAAGTCGCAAAGGCCCTCTACACTCCAATTGCCCACACGCTCAACGCCATGACGTCACCCGTAGGCCTGGGAACGATGGGGCTAAGCGCGGCCGGCGAAGCCGTCTCGGCCACCCGTTCGGGAGTGAGTCTGGGTTCGGATCTCCTGGGGCCGTCCGCTGTCGGCGGGGAGAGCGCTCCCGTCGTTCACGCCCTTGAGGGCTCCGTGGCGGCAATCTTCGCGTCTGACATGGGCCGAAGTCTCGCCGAGAGTGCCCCCGACTTGGTCGCCAAAATCAAGGACCCGAATGCCGACTTCCAGGACAAGCTCCAGGCGAGCGTCGAGTTCTCCCTTAACGCTGCCTTCGTCGGATTGGCTGGGCGCGGCGCCTATACGGCTATTAAGCCCGAATCCCTCGCGGGCAAAACGCAGACGCAAAAGGTAGACCTTCTCGCGCAAGCGTCCGGCAAAAGCCACGAGGAGGTCATTAAGGAGGTTCAGGACAATTTCGACGAACTCCTAGGCAACGTCGGCAAGCCCGAGTCTGTACTCGCCCAGGAAAAACGGCGCGCTGATTTGCAGGCTGAATTCGCAGCAAGGGCCAATGAACAGCCAACCGCCGTGGCGGAAAAACTCCCCCGCGACGATTCGCAGTGGCGTTATGAGATTTTGAATACGCGGACCAAGGAGGGAAACCGCGCGGTCAACGTGACGCGCGTAAATCCCGATGGCTCCCGCGGCGAATCGCGTCCCCTTGAGGCATGGCTTGCCGAAGGTCACGATATTCCCGAGGTGCCGGAAAACCATCCGCGGGGAAATTTCTCCGCCGAAGAGGTGAGCCAGAACGCGAAAACCGCCGAGGATTTTCAGAAGACCCAGGATGAGGAGCAACTTCAACTCGCGTTAGACAAGCTCCCAGAAGAAGCGCGAAGCCATCCCGCTTATGGCTTGGGGGCCGCGACCGCCGAGGAGATGACTCCAAAGCCCAGCGTCACCGGAATAAAGAATGCCGACATTGACGCCGACCGCGTGAAGCGCGGGTTGCCGCCTTTGATGGACACGGCGCGGCGAAGTTGGGGTAAGGTCTGGGACCAGGCAATGCAACGAATCGATAGCGCTGCGATGGACGGCGAAGACGCCGCGAGCGAAATTATCGCGCGGCAACTCGACAAGCCCGAGAGCCTTTCCGACGTCGAACAGGCAATTCTCCTTCACCGTAGGATCGACCTTAAAAATCAATATGACCGCGTTGCCTCGCGGCTCGTGGAAGGGCACGAAATTGGAAGTGAGGTTACCCTCGCCTCGGACCGCCTTCGGCTTGCGCAATTAGAGGACCAGCTCCAGGAGCTGGAACAGGCAAACAAGGTGGGCGGCGCTGAATCGGGGCGAGGCCTTGCCGCCCGAAAGATGATGGCGCGGGAGGATTTTTCTTTGGCCAATATGCGCCTTCGTAAGCGAGCCAATAAGGGCGGTGCGCCGCTTACCGAGGCCGAAGGGGCGCAGGTGGAGGCCGCCCACAAAAAGATCGTCGAGGCTCAGAAGGAGCTCGATCTTCACACGAAGGGCGGCGCCGACGCTGAGAGCGAGGCTGCGGCGGAGGATGCCATCGAACAAATGGCAAAGGACGCCGAGAGCGAACCGCCCGAACAGGCCAAAAACTTCGATCTCGATAAAGAGCGGGACCGCGCCATCGCCAACATTCGCAAGCGCGTGGAGGACGATGCGCCCCCGGAGGACCTCACCGCTTTTATTCGTAAGCTGGCCGAAAACTTTGTGCGGCGGGGCGTGAAAGAGCGGAACGCCTTGGTCGACGCGGTCCACGGGGTTATTAAGGACGTCGCGCCCGAGATGGATCGCCGGCAAGTGATGGACGCAATTTCAGGCTACGGCGACTTTAAGCCTCTCGACCAAGACGCGGTGAAAGCCCAGCTCCGCGACCTCAAGGGCCAGATGCAGCAGGTTGCCAAACTGGAGGACATGCAAAAAGGGCAGGCCCCCGCCAAGACCGGCGTGGAGCGCCGCACCCCAAGTGACGAGGAGCGGCGTCTCATCAAAGAAGTAAACGAGATGAAGCGCAAAGGGGGCTTCAATGTCACTGATCCGGCCAAGCAATTAAAGAGTGCTCTCGACGGGATCAAAACCCGGCTCACCAATCAGATTGCGGATCTCACGCATCAAATCGAAACGCGTACTCGCATCGTTAAGACGAGGACCGCCGTCACCCTCGACGCGGCGGCCGAGGCCCTCACGAAACAGCGGGATGCCCTCCAGGAGCAATTCAACCAGATTTTCCAGAAGCCCGAGCTCACGGACGCGCAACGCCTCGCCATGGCCGAGAAAATGGCCGATCGACAGATTGCGGAACTGGAAAGGCAGATTCGTACGCAGGAGGTTTTCCCGGCCGGGAAGTCTCCCGAACTTAAGAGTGCCGCCCTCGACGCAAAGCGCGCTCGGATCGAAGCCCTTAAGGAGGAGCGCCAATATCTCCGTGACAGCATTAATCCGAAGACTCGAAAGACGCCCGATGAGATGCAACTGAGCGCCCTGAAAACGCGGCTGAAAAATCGGACCGCCGAACTCCAGGAGCGTTTGGCGAATTCTGATTTCGGACCGCGCCCCAAAAAGGCGCCGGTTCAATTGGACGCCGAGGCCGAACGGCTCCAGGCCGCTGCAACCCGGGCAAAACAGGAGTTCGATACCGCTCTTTTAAAGGACCGTTTGGAGAATCGCCCCATCCTCAAAAAGATGAAGGACACCTTCGTCAAATGGCAGCGCGGCTTTCTCCTCTCCGGCCCGGTGACTCTGGCAAAACTCACTGCCGCCGCGGTGACTCGCATGGGCTCCAGTTTGGTGGAAGAGGGTATTGGCGCCGGGATCTCAAAAATTATCCCCGAGGTTGCGAAGCGCGCACCGCGCGAAGGCGGTCTAAGCATCAAGGCCGAGGCGAAATCTATTTCCTCTGCTCTCACTCAAGGGATGCGCGATGCCTGGCAAACGCTCACGACCGGAAAGAGCGACCTCGATGTCAACTACGGCAAGGGCAAGGACGGCGCCGTTCGAGAGAGCGATATTTTGCCGCGGACCATGATCGACTTTTTCGGCGCTCTCCATGGCGCCCTTAAAGCCCCGGTGAAACGCGCCGAGTTCGAGCGCTCACTCCAGAAGCGGATCGAGAGCTACCTCGCCAATAACGCGGACCTTTCCGACCCGGCGGTGCAAGTGAAGGCGATGTTAGAGACCTTCAAGCAAGAGGCCTATAAAGACGCCTCGCGCTCCATTTTCCTTCAGGATAATATACTGGCCGAGGGCGTGAATAGTTTCATTGGGCGCCTCGAACAGCCCCTCAAAGCAACCGGCAAGCCGAGCCCCGCAGGAACGGTTGCGGCGGGTGTCGCGCGCGGGCTCTTCCCGATTGTCCGCGTGCCGCTTAATATTGTGGCGGAAACCGTTCAATACGCCACGGGATTATATACAGGCTCCGGTCGTCTCGGCCTCGCCTTCCGCCGCGGAATTGAAAACCTTTCGCCTGAGCAAGCAGACCTGATTATGCGCGACCTCAAAAAGGGCGTTATCGGGACGGCCGCTCTGGTCCTTGGCCATCTCAATGCCGACCAGGTGGGCGGATACTATACGGGCGAAAAGCCGAAGCGTACGGATGCGAAGTTTGGCACGATCAAAATCCTTGGGGCGAACATCCCAAGCTTCCTTCTTCACAGTCCGCTTTTGGAGGCCTTGCAGATTGGAGCGACGATTCGCCACGTGATGGACAAAAAGATTCGTGGCGCCGATCAAAGCCTGGGCTCTGCTGTTTGGATGTCGGCTCTCGGGCTCGCGGAAGAAACGCCTTTTGGTCGCGGGGCCTCAACCGTGGCTCGACTCCTCGATCCACGAGAGACCGCGAAGGCCGGCGGCGAAATCGCCAAGTCAACCCTCGTGCCGCAACTGGTTTCGCAAACCGCCGAAGCCCTGGACCGGGACGAAAAGGGTGTGGTTCCTCGCAAGGCGGAGGGTCCAGTGACCGCCATTAAGTCCGGTATTCCCGGACTCCGGCAGACGCTGCCCGTCGATCAACGCAAAGCTAACCGCCGTTAATTTTCCTATGAGTAAAAACCAACAACCACTATATACGGGCAAAGGCAAGAAGCCGGCGGCCCTCGTTCGCAGCTCCAAGAAATCCCAGGCTCTCCGCGCGAAGAACACGGACCCGCTCTGTCTGATCAAGTGCAAACAGAAATGAAAACTATCCACGCATTTACTCTTTGCGCCATCGTCGCACTGTTCTCGGGCTGTGCGAACGGACCGCCCGTCAAGATCACTGCCGCCCAAGGGGCGATGATCGAGAAAATTGGGATCATGGCGGGCCTGGCGCCTGTTCTAAATAACAACCCTAAATACATTCCAGCGGCAGAGGCGCTGGCCTTTGGGATCAATGCGGCCCTCACGAATAACCCGACCATCACCCCGCAGCTTATCAGTGACTACGTTTTTCGCGTGTGTAAGCAAAACGGTGTATCCGAATCTGACATACCAATTTTCGAGACCTTGACCCAGACGATTTACGAGGCCTATATCGTCTCTTTTCAGCCCACTGTTATTTCCAGCACGGACCCCAACGCAATTCTCTATATCAACGCTTTCCGTGATGGGATGCTGGCCGCCGCTTCCATCGCCCGCAATAGGAAATGACCCTCGCCGACGCCATCACCCCCAATACGAGCGTAACACTCACGATCTCCGCGTGCGTGAGCGTGGCCGTTACGGTGGCCTTGGGGGTCTGGCGGATCTCGGCCCTCCTCCATCAGTTGGAGAAACGTTTTGATAAACTGGAACGCCAGCATTCGGAGACTTGGAGTCTCGCCGATATGCGCGCGTGGGCGCGTTTGATCGACAAGGCGAACAAGGAACTGATTGTTCCCGACCCGGACCTTGTCATGAGGGATGCGTCTTATCGTAAAGAGGGAACGCGGCCTCCGCTCGAATGATCACCAGTGAGCAGCTTGCCCAAATCCTCGCTCGCAATGGTTACGCCCTCGAAGGTGACGGTGCGTCTTTACGGGCACGGAAACGTGAAGTCATTCAAGAACCAGAAGCAAATCATCCCAGCCCGAAAGGGGAGGCCGCCGCTCCTCGTCACAAAGCCAGAGCGAAAAAAGCAGATGGAGGGAATCATCCGCGATATAGTCTCACTGTTAGTTTCCGCGTCTCAGACAATCGGCCCCGTGACCTCGACGGCATGCTCTCGACGGTCCTCGATTGCCTTGTTACTGCCCGAGGACGATTCGCGGCAATGGATTCCCCGGATTCTGATTGAGTCCTCGCAGGCGGCTCCCGGTGAGGAGGGCGTCGACGTCACGATCGAGCGGCTCTAGAGCTTCGGCGTGATGCCGGCGGCCTTGAGTTGCTCCCAAGCTTGGTCGCGTTGAGCCTGAACCAGGTTCACGATCAAACTTTCCTTTTCCAGGGAGTAAACGAGTTCGTCTACCAAGACCCCAACGCTCGTGGGAGCAGTCATGACGAGAGTAAGGAGGTTGCCTGTGTTCGTGGGCGTCGGCGGATTCGTAGAGCAATCCACAAACTCCTGAGGCACGTCTTTCGTTCTCATGTATTCACCGATCAACGACACGAGGGCCATTTGCTGGGAGCGGCTGATGGCGAGAATAAAAGCGGGCTTCATTTCGGATCGCTTCTTGTAGGCCGCGAGTTCTGTTTCCGCAACAATGGCGCGCCGCAAAAGTGCCGCCTGGCCGCGTTCGAAATCGCGCTCGCGCGCTTCGTTGGCCGCTTTGAAAACCTCAGTGAGATTCTTTTCTGTTTGCTCGCTACTACTCATTAGAAGGGGTCTCCCGTTGATTAGGTGTTATGTGGCGCATGTGGCGCATAACAGGCAAGTCAAAATTCAATTTCAGTCACGACCTCCCGCATTCGGCGGGAAGTGCTTCCGCCGATCGTGTTCTCAAAATACTCGATGGGCTCGTTCGCCGTGACGAGGACAACGGACTTGCGAGAATAGAACTCATCGAAGAGCTCTCGGCACATGCGCGGGGCACGACGATCGGACATGTCGATCTTGTCGAGGTCGTCGATCATCACGACGTCATACATGGTTACCCATCGATAGAAGGAGCGGGGGTTTCCTTCCATGTGGTAACGGAAGTATTCTTCGGCGAGGGCTTGTCCTGAAATTTTAAAGACGCTTCGCCCACGCTCCACATGGAGGGCGCCGAATTTGCGCCAAAGCATTCGGGTTTTCCCGTGACCGGTTTCGGCGGACCAAAGCCAAAGGCCGGGGAAGGTGCCAAACCACTTGTCCGCTTCTTTCCAGGCCTCGGGCTTTGGCAAAAGCTCCGGTTGAATCTTCGCGCGGAATTGGGCTGGGCATTGCTCTTTAAACTTCGCCAGGCGTTGGGCGGCGATGTCGGCTTTGATCTTTGCAGCGCGCTCCTCGTCAGTAGGCTCGATGACAGGAGGGGCTCCGACTGGGATAATGCCGGCGGCGATCCATTCCGCGCGCAAGTCGGCAAAGGGGTTGATGGGGTCACTCATCGCATGAGGGCGCCGTTTAGAGGGCCATTGAGGGGTCGCTCCGCCTTGTTAAGCCAGTTGATGAAGCGCCGCCGACTGAGGACTTTTTTATTCGCCTGGCACCAGCGGGCGCATTTCGCGTGCTCGATCGCGATGTTTATACCACGGTACGCTTCATCGTTTTTGAGTCCAGCCAGCCAGAGCTCATCGGTTTCGGTAGGAGTCCCAGTAGGAGTCCCACTAGGAGTGCTAGTAGGACTCCTAGTAGGAGTCCTAGGGTTATTCACATAGCGAGCGTCGGCACCCTTCTTTCCGCCTGTTCGCTTTGCCTTGATAACGCTCTCCTGTTCGACGGGATAGCCGAACACTACCGCCGAATCGCCCTCGAACGTGATAAGCCAATTGGCCCGGTTCACGGCGTCGACCGTAACGCCCATCAAGCCCCATAGGGTGTCGGAAAAGTTCAGGGCGCCGGCAATCCGGCCGCCGTTCTCCTCCTCCGCACAGTAGGCGAGGAGCTGGAGCCAGGTTGCCCGGGCGTTATTATCACTCGCTATATATTCACGCGATCCGAACAGCCTGAGATCGAGGTCGAGGGTCTTCATAGGGCAGCGGCGGCCTTCCATTCGGGAAGGGAAACAGGTTCGGGGTTTTCGCTGGAGCCGGGCCAGTGGTTTGCATCGTAACACTTTTTCAGGAGGCCTAGGTCGGAGAGGACTTCCTCGGCGCCGATTTCCAGGCTTTGCAAGTCAGGGTCGCGCCGGGCGCAAAGGTAAGGCGGATTCGACTCGACGACCGCAAACGCAAACTGGAGCAGGTCCGCGGGCACGCCAAGGACCTTGGAGACGACCAGGCGGTAAAAGGCGGCCTGGCGGTAATACTTGTATTTATAGAACTGGAAATCGAAAGCCTCCAGGCTCTCGATCGTTTTGACGTCCACGATGAGGGGGGCAGAAGTGGCCGTTTCGTCAAACCAGTCAATGCGGGACTGAATTCCGAAACTCGCCATTTTGTGGCGGAACGTGACCTCAGGGTTTCCGGCCTTGAAGAGCTCGGCCACGACGGGCTTGGCGCGGATAGACTCCACCATTTTAAGCGCCTGCCACCACTCGTTTTCGTCGACCTCTTCCCGGCCTTGCGCCTCGGCGTCGAACTCTTCCCACCACTTGATCACGGCCCTGGTCTTTTCCGAAGGCTTCTCGGCCTCCAGTTGCCTTGCCGTGGGCCGCGGAGGCGCAAAGTTGGGGACCATGACGTAGCGCTGGGACACCACCTTGTCGCCCTCCAGGGCGAAGGTGTGAAAGAACCGCCCGAAGCGGAACGCGGGGGTATCGGCCCGCTCCGGGAGCTCCTTCGTTATATACCGCAGTTTATAGCGAATCGGAAAGGGCGTGAGGTCCTCCAGGCGATGCGAGCCGACGCAATCGGTCGCTCGATATTCGCCGAAGGGCTCATTGAGAATCTTGCCGTAGTTCATCGGGTGTGCGGTCGATGTCGTCGAGGGAACGGGTGACGTTCTTCATGGGCAAATCACGCGCCTCTTCGGCCGTGACGAGACCGCGCATCTTTTCCGGCACGGCATCGCGATAAGCGAAGGTGCGCGCGCGATTGAGCAGCATCCGGTCAGGCGACGTAATCCATGGAGTGGGCTGCCCATCGCGCCCCGTCTTTCCCCACAGCTTCGCCCTCTTCGCGTGGGCGACGGTGTAAGTTGAGACGATGGGCTCCGAGCGGCCCTTGCGTTTGATCGTGACCCGAAATCCCCACGAGTCCTTATCCGGCTCGCCGATCTCCTCTTGCTTATAGTCCTCAATTAGGCCTGAGGCATTGCCGATACCGGGCACGGCGTCGCCCCAGACCGTGGGGCGCCCGTTGATCACGGCAATGTTTTGGAGGGCAGCCATCGGAGGGAGCCCGAGCTCCGCCCCATATTGGATCGCGACCAAGACCGCCTGTTTGTTTTTGAAGGAATAGGGGGCCAGTCCTGAATCGATGACCGCCCCCGCAAAGACCAGCATCTCCTCGACCGTGGAAAGTTGAATCCCGCGCTCGCCGACCTTCATCAGGGAGGACTTGGTAGGCTGGGCAATCGGGGGCTTTTCGGCCGGGGCAATATCAATCGCGTGCTCGCTCATGCGTGGGTCCTCTCTTTGGCGCCGACTAGGCGCTTGCGGGTGGGTTTCACGGGTTCGGGGGCAGGGACGACGTCGCCCATGAAAGAAAATAGCTCGGGGGGCTCGGGCTGCCCCTTGTCCTTTGGCAGAAAAGGGAAGTGGGGCGGGATCTCATAATCAATCCAGGCCGGCGCCATCTCAATCGTACCCTGGCCGGTGTGGACAAAATGGGTTTCCTTGTAACCGGAGTAGCACTCCTGAATCGTCGTACCGGGGTAGCGTTCGAGCGCCTTTTGCATGGCGTCACTGGCGTCGAAGCCTTTGACCTCAACGCGCTGTTTAGACGAAAGGAGCATTCTATAGGTCAACATAGCGCCTCCCCTCGTTAATAATCGCGGGAAGGGCCTTGGAAATGCCAGCGGCACGCCGTGCCACTCGTTCGTCGATCTCCTCAGTGCAGGCGCGGCAGAGGGGGGCGCCGCGGACCGTGTGGCTCATTTCGCTTAGGTCGAGGATGGGTTCGTCACAAACCCAGCAGGTCGGGGATTCGACGCCGGCCATAAAAGCGGCGTGCTCCCCGGGGCAAATTGGTTTTCTCATGAGATATAGGTTCGGAGTTGGTCGCGAGGAATCCGCATGCCGATGCGGCGGATCTTCCCCTCGCGGATTTCGCGCTGAATCGTCCAGCGAGACTTTCCCACCAGTTTGGCGAACTCGATGATGGTGAGGTTGGGGCGGCGGGCCTCATGGGCCACTTGCTGGAGCCGGAGTAGGGTATCCACCTTAGCCTCTAGAGAGGCGAGGCGGGCTAATGCTTCATCGCTCATGAGGGGATACCCCCTTTAAAAGGGGCTTGTAGTGCTTAAGGATGATGCGCCGGAGGACCTGGGCCGGCGTAATATATTCGAGGGCCGCTTCGGCTTCTATCATGTCGATGGTATATTGCGGAAGTGCGGTTGAGACAGGCTTTAACACGTCATGGCGAGCGACTACTTTTCGCTTCTGATTTCTGACGGTTGGGGACGCCGTTGCTTCTGGGGCATCAATCGGTGGTTTCATTTAAAACTCCCTTCGCTTCGTGAGGCGCGACCTTTTTCAAAGGTGCGCAATGGATTACAGGTCAATAAGGTGCCCCATAAGGCAAACGGGCGTCAAAATCTTATTTCTCGCATGTCAAACATTTATCACATAAGGCTGTCGATAACCCCCTATCACCTTATCACTCAATATGACGAATCCAGCCGTCTGTTTAATGCGCTTCCCGAAAAAACTTTCGGAGGAGCTTTCCTCATCGTTCCGTTCTGTGCCGATTTTCGGCACGGCCACCCAAAACCCCACCTTCGGTTTCCAAAGCCGGCACAATAGTGGCACAAATGGCATAGCTTACCTGGGAAAGGCGGACACTCCTAGGGTCCACCAACTCACGAGCTACAGAGGTAAATTCCTCTGTAGCTCTGGAGCAAAAAGTGCTAAAAAAGGGCACAAATGAGCTCAAAACCGGCACAGGATGGCACAGAAAATGGCACGGGACGGCACAGGATGGAAAGCAAGGCAACCATCGCACTCCGCAAACTTTTACCTCGTGGGATCAGAATCGGGACCTGGGGCGACGACGCACACCAGGCCAAACCGTATTTTGTTCGTTACGGACCGGAGCGGACCGTCAAATCCTTCGAAGTAGAATCGACCCGCAACACGTTTGCGGAGGATCTCATCAATCAGACGGCTCGGCTCGGCTCGACTTCGCTCCAGGTGAAGCACGACGAATTGACCGAGTGGTCGCTCTTCAAGGCTCAGACGCAGGCGACCATGGCGCAGGTCTGGGAGGCCTGGCGGAGGTACAAGGGCCAACTGACGCTGACCCTGACGGTCTCCGAGGCAGTTGGGAAATACCTCGCCCTCAGGCTAAGCGAGGACATCGCCGAAAAGACTAACACCTACCGGCAAATGAAACGGCACCTTAAGGACGTCCTGGCCGCGACCCATGGCGAGCGGCGCCTGGTCGACATCACCGCAGAAGACTTGCGAGGGCTTCTCGCAACCGTGAAGGACCGCGACGGCGAAAAGCCGGCCGCCGCCATCACCAAAAAGAGCTACCGGAAGAATTGGAACACGTTCTTTAACAGAGCCTGTGCCGAAAAATGGCTCGAAACCAATCCCTGTGCCGAAGTTGTGCCGCCCAAAGTCGTCGCCAAGGAGAAGGAACTCCTCTCGATCGAGAACGCGTTCCGCTTCCTCCAGACCAACATTAAGGAGCCGGTATTGCCGAGAATCGCCCTTGAAATGTGGGGCTTTATGAGGGCCTCCGGGGCTGGCCGCGTCTTGCAGAAGCAAGTTGTTTACGAGGACAAGGGCCTCCGGATGCCCGGCAAACAGCACAAGGGCGGCAAGTGGAAATATCGGCAAGGGCACGCTGACGTCCTCTGGGATTGGCTTGCCTTAGCAACCGAAGAAACTTGGGCTCTCGATGAAAAAATGTACGCCGTTCGAAAAGCGCAGGCCTTTACCCGTGCCGGCCTTAAGATCACTGAACGCGCCTCCCATAACATCCTCCGCCACTCTTGCATCAGCTACAATCTAGCAGCGACTAAAGACCTGTCTCGTACCAGCTATTTGGCCCAACACTCCAGTCTGAAAATGACTGAGGAGTACGAGGGGGTTGCCACTGAAAAGGACGGCAAACTCTGGGCAAAACTAACTCCGAAGGCCGTCACAAGCGGCTCGTTTGAACAGTTCATCACTACCTCATGAATGAAGGAACCACCTACCATGCGACCCTCACCGAAACCCGGCGAGAGATCGCCGAACTTGAAGCCAGGCTCGCCAGGCTCAAAAAAATCGAGAGAGCCATCGAAGAACTTACGAAGTTTCCCACGGCCGGGAGCCGTCTCGTTCTCCCTCCCGATCTTAACGTTCCCGGAAAGAGAGCGCCGAAATATTACATGGAGGACACCCTTCTGAAAAAAGTCTTCGCTGAGGGGAAATGGCTTTCAAACGCGGACGTTCGCACCGCCCTTAAGGAGATGGATTATCCATTCCTAATTGATAATCACCAGCTCCGCAAAACGCTCGCCAGGCTATCAAAGGCGGGGCAGCTCCAAACCAAACACGATAGGGGGTTTGTCTTTTTCTCCCTCCCAAAGAAAAAGGGTTGACCCCACCCAAGGGTATACCTTTGGCTCGGCTTGCTTCCCGTGGCTAGACGAGTAAGCTGGGTCAGACTTTTGGGGCGTCCTAAAAAAACGCTCCGCCAAACTAACCCGGCCCCCTGCTAGCCCAGGGTGGCCGGGTTTTTTGCGCCCGCACTTCGCGAAACGTGCGCCCACAGCGTCAGGCGTGAATCTCGTCAGAGGCTCAGTTAAAGCAAAAAGCCCCGCCCCGAAGCTGTTGGGACTGAATACGGGCGGGCATGTGGTTCAACTTGGTATACGGGTAAGGCAACGGCTTTAACGAAAACGGCCCGTGAAACGGCCCGCCGAAGGGACAGCGAAAGCATGGCGCCGCCGCTCCATGCAGTCCCTCCTTAGTGCCGGGAAGGCAACATGGACTCTAATGATCGCAAAGAAATGCAGGAGCTGCCGCTATTGGTCAGAGCGAATCGCCCAGGCAATCGGGGGCGGTCCAATCGAGGCGCTCTGTCTCTCCAGGCATTCGCCGTACGCCTCGCAATACACAATCGGGGAGCAAACCTGCGATCACTGGGCCGAGAACACTTACGGCGCGGTCGACGACCCAGCCCACGCGGGCGAAAATCCATACGGACGCCGAGCACCAAACTAAATGAAAACTGACTGGACCGAAATCAATCGGCACCGCATAACCTCTGGCCCCGTTGGCTCCGATGACAGCTACGGCCGAAACGGCGCCTTTCGCTTTGTCCGCGGCAAAAGCATCCTTTACGCCATCGTTTCAGACGGGACCGGCGCCCAAGAGCCCGGCGAGGAGTTCGAGCACGTCTCTGTCCACATCTCCGAGCACAAGGGCATGCGCTGCCCGACCTGGGCGGAAATGTGTTGGGTGAAGAACATGTTCTGGGAGCCGGACGAAGTCGTGATTCAATACCACCCGGCCGAGCGCGACTACGTGAACACGCACCCGCATACGCTTCACCTTTGGAAGCCGATTGGCGTCACCTTGCCGCGGCCCTCGAAACTTTGCGTTTAGAGAACGTTCAGGGCAATCAAGACGAGAAGGATGATCAGAATCCCGCCCAGGCCGCCGGCAGGATACCAACCCCAAGAGTGAATGCCCCAGGTGGGGATGGCGCCGATGAAAAGTAAGATGAGGAGTAGGATAACAATCGCGCGAGTGTTCATACGCGGATTCTACCCTGAGTGTCTATCGGGGAAATCCAGGCGCCTCGCAGGTTTCCACCGAAACGCGGGACCGCTACACAAGGCGCCCGAACCCGTATTCGAATGGTGGGCACACTTAGTGTATTTTCTACACTGTCAAGAGGACTCGCGCGAGCATGGCCTCATGTCTGCGGTGGCTTTATGACCGCGTCCGAGTAATGAGGGCCTTCGTAGTCTTTATATCCACGCTTTTTGATGAGATGGCGCCGAAGGTCATCGTTCCAGATACTTGCCACGGCCAAGGGATGCCCGGCCGCATGAGCCACGCCTTCAAGCATCGCCATCAGTTTGGCGAAGTCGCCGTTGCCTGGGACGTTGTTATTTACCGCAATAATGGTGAGCGCCTCTAGGCCCGCACTGTGGCACAAGATCCCATGCACCTCGCCGAAACGATACTGGAGAATCTCCGGGTCAGCCGGGCCTACCTCGGGCTGAGCGAGGACCATCGTTTTCCAGGCGCTTAGGTGAAGGCCGGCGCGCATCAGACTCACGCGAAGGTCGACGGGGAAGCGGATCATTCGTCTTTCTCCCAGTGTGTAATCTCGCCCATATGCCCGTGAAGCATCTTTATTAATTTGGCCATGTGCCCTTGTTGCTCGGCCGCCATGTTGGCGAAGCTGAGAAACATCCCTGCAGTTGCCTCGATACTTTTCTTTTGCGCTTCCTTGCTCGGATAGTCCTTGAGTTTCGACCTGATGCGAATGCCAAAACCCTTGTCCGTTGTTTCCTCGACCCGTGCGCACGACCAAGACGGAGCGATCTCGTAAAGGTACTCGGCGTGCTTTTCTGAGACCAAAGGGATGAGGCCCGCGCAGTCGTGCTTTTTGAGGACAGCCTCTATTTCCCTCATGGCGGTTTTGAGTTTCGGGTCAGGCATCGGTTTGTTTTTGCGCGATTTTTTCGAGCTCGGAGAGGCATTTGTGAAGCAGGCCTTGAAACTCTATGGTTTCGGGGATCGTGAGTTCGTGAGTGATGCCGTCGCCGCAGGCCTGAACGAAAGTAACGCAGACAAGAGTATCCTTCGAAAGTTTTTGCGTCTCCGAGTCGACCACGACGGCGCAAGTCACGCCGAAAGAGTGGACGTCAGCGCTTTTGATTATCGTGTGGTCCTTCTTGGTTTCGTCTCTCATTGGTTGGCCTTCAGGTGTTTTGCATGAATCCAAGACGGCGGATTCTTCATGAGCTTTTCCTCGAACGCTTTCCAATCTCCTTCGATTTTGACCGTCTCGTGAAGCAGGACTTTTCCGCCAAGCGCCTCGGCTATGGCCCGCGAGCCCCCATCGGCCACCAACCGCAACGCATGGAGGTCTCCCCTCACTTCGGTGAAGTGTTTCTTGTCCCCGCCCGTGAAAGGATCGCTGTTCGGCCCTGCATAGTGTCGTGTGCGATAGGACATTCGCCACTCGTCAGTGCCGTCTAAGCGCCAGATGAGTGTGTTGCAGTCTCCGCCATAGGGAGGCATGGCGCGTTCGTCGACCGCGGTGAAAACCATGCGGTCAAAATACTTTCCGGGGCAAATATCAAAACCTGTTTCTGGATCTTCCTTTTTCATAGTGTCGTGGAATTGGTGACAGGCTCCGCAGTAGCGGTGATCCTCGTCTTTTGGGTGGTGGCTAACGCGCCCGCACTGAGGGCAACGGATCATAGTTTTTGCACAAGGTTCACGGCGTAATAGTTCTGCCCATAGCTCTCAGTCCAAACACCCTGAAAAGCCTTTGAGTGCGTCTACCTGACTGACGTCACCAGGAACATTAAAGCCGAGGTGCGGCGCAAGGTGAAGAGCGAGCGGCATGGGAATGGAATTTGTCTTTCCGTTAGAGATAGAGACGTGGCGGCACCGGCCTCCCGGGTGGTCTTCGATAGTAAAACAAATCCTGATGCGTGCAGGGATCTCGATTGCATACCTAGGCTCCGACTCTACGAGAGG